GTATCATCAGTGTCGGTCGTTGTGGTAGTAACCTTCATTGCATTGTCATCGCCACCACCTCTTTTTTCCATTTCAGCTAAGCGTTCTTTGCTTCGAGCAGTTCGAGCTTGATAGTCTTTAATAGCAGCGTCACTGTAGCCTTGAGACTTCAACTTGTCAGCTTGAGCTTTTCCACTTAATCCAAATGTGCTTAAACCCATCTTAACGTCAGTAGAGATGTTTTTGACAACTGTTGGAGCTTTACTATCTTTAGAGCTACTTTCTTTAGAAGCTGTGGTTTCTTTTCCGCACATAACAAAATCCTCTTTGTCTATTCAAAAGCACAGAATGAATATTTTTTCAACGCACAAAAGACCAAACGCTTGGCTTCTTCTGTGTCTTGTTCTTCCCAAAGACATTGAAGTTCCTTGATGCATTAACAACTCTGGCTGGTTTCTGATTGGTCATAAGTGCGCGACCCTCACCAGCACCAAGCATCATATACTGTAATGCATCGTGGATATGCGAATACATATTCTTGTCTGGCTTATCAGCGTATCTTTCACCGCTAACTTCCATACGCTTGTACTGATAGCCGCCCTCGAACCCTTTGATTAACTGTTGGCACCTACGATCAATTAAGAAGGCTGGCTTACCATCTACCATCTTGTTCAGCTGGGAGGAGACTGACTCAAGACGGAGGTCAACAGAGTTGGAGGGTGCAGGGAACGCCCTCAAGCCAGCCCCACGCAGAATGTGAAAGGGAGTGGATTCATCAGTCTGCGCTCTAAAGTCACCAGCGGGATCACCATAGATATACACATCAGATACTTCTGAAAAACGTGTGGCAATCTCTTGGCGTAGAACTTCGGCAAATCGAACAATGCCCATGTCAAAGGCAACAATCTCAGACTGAATCAGCCATCTGCCACGCACCTTCTGGCCTATAGTGGCAGCAGGGGTAAGCCCAAAATCCAAGCCAATATAAAGAGGCATAGAGGCTGCAACTGGTATTTCTTCCTTAGCCACATGAACATCTTGTGCAAACATCGGATAGATAGGCTTACCATCCTGAATGGCACCCAACTTGTTCATTACATAAACATCAATCCAACTCTTGGTCTTACCGCGTATAAGATTAGGGTAATAGTTCTCGAGCATGTGCCGACGATTCTCAGCGTCCTTGTTTGGCTTGTAATCCTCAATCTCACCTTCTTCACTGCGAACCTCTATCATCCCAGAGGGTTGCGTAAAGAACTGCCAGTTATCAGGTTTCACCAGCATCTTAGCTTGTTCGCGCGGAATGTGGTCTGGGATTGGCACCTCACCAGACATAATAGGCCACCAGTGATCTTCTTCTGGGGCGTTGGTATCTGCAATAACACCAGTCCAGCTTGGGCCACCGTCACGCATAGAAGGGTAACGACCAACACGCATGGTACACGCATCAATGATAGACTTCGGTATCTCCCTTGCCTCATTGATCCAGATGCCAGTCAGTTCGAGAGAGAGGAGTTTCTTGACATCTTCGGGACGATCAAGGGCAAGGAAGATTACTTCAAGTTCGACTTCGCCGCGCTTGATATTGTGGGTGTATGGGACTGACCATGTGAACTTTCCCCATTCGTTTTCTGGGAACCAGTCAAGCCATGTCTTAATAGTTGTAGTTCGTAGCTGTGGGTTTGTGTTCCGTATAATAGCCCATCGAGACTTTCGTAATCCGTCTGGCCCTTTCTTTTGTTGAAGTGCCCTCCGAAAAACCTCAACACAACATCCAACACTTTTACCACTCCCTACTGGCCCTCGAATCCCACGAAAGAAAGTATCGTCCTTCATAAAGGACTTTAGCACTTCACCGTCAGGCTTGTACTTAAAATCAACCACTATCGCAGTCCTTTGTCTACTCCGACCTTAATCATGCACTCTGCCACATCAGGGCCGATATTGTCTATCACTTGGTCTAGCATATAGTTTGTCACAAACATCTTCCCATGCTTTTCATCTACATGCTGGAAGTGAACCTTCTTTACAATGCCACGAAGCATACGAAGTTCTTCTGGCTTCAGTGAATTTACAAAGCTCATTTCTTCTTTGTGGCTTTCTTTTTAGGCTTAGAATAAGCCTCATTAACATCAGCAGTGGAAGGGTCGTCTGCCTTTAATCGTCCCTTGGAGCTGCGAGAACGTGTTGGTTCTGGCCCTTCCACCAAGCGGCGCGAGTCAGGGGTTCTCGTTTTGCCGCTGTAAGTTGTTCCAGCAAGCTCATGTGTCTCGCCAGTATAGAGTTCACCAGTGGGTAAATACCATGCCATTACGGAAACCTCTGCTCTGTGTCAGGCATATCAGAAAGCTGAGTGCCAAGTTTGCTAAGAAGGCTGCGGAGCTTTCGAGCGCGATCATCCTTCTCTTTGCTCAACCCACCCTCTGGTATGTTGTTCATAATCTTCTCTAGCTCTGCTTCGGCAGCATCGTATTGGCTGAGAAGAGATTGACGTTTCTTTGGTGGACGACCAACCTTCGATCCATAAGTTCCCTTACCCATAGGCATAATTAATCCCCTTGTCTTTGTTCTAGGTACCGAGCTTTTGTTCTTGTAGTGTATTCGCGCTTACCTTTTTCCATGCCCTTGTCCATTTCAAAGCCAATTTCTTTTAAGTCCTGTGCTTCTTGTATTAAGGATTTTAGTTTATTCCTTTTAGCAATAAGGCTTGGCTTGCTCTCTCCACCTGAAAGAATCCTAATGCCACGACGTAAACCAGTTATCGCATTCTTAACAGCTTCCACGTTATTATAAGCCGACCTTGATCCAGAAGAAAAAGCCTTCTCACCTGTATACTGAGGTATTGATCTAAGTTCTTTTTCTACCTTCTTTAGCAAAGAAGTGGCACGACTAGCCGATCCTTTAGGCATTTCTACTATCCTTGTTCTTATTTCTCTTACTAATAGCCCTAGCCTTGGCACGGGCGTCAGCCTTACTACTGGCACCCCACGCTCTTAGGCTGAGAAGAAGACGAGTAGGTTTGCCCTTGGCATCCCGCTCTGGGCCACGCATTCCAGCCATCCTTGCCAAGAAACTGGCGCGACGAGGATTGTCACCACTCTTCACTGGAGGCTTCAACGTGCCACCCTTGTAAGACGCACGGCCCTTGGCATTCAAGCCACCCCTAGGGTTCTTACCTTCTTTACGCGTCCAAGCTGGTGTTTTCATAGCTAAACTCCTATGCGTACCTTTCTAAGGAAAAATATTTTTTGAAGCAACGCACAAAACCTTTAATGGAAAAAATGGGGGTAAGGGACATCGCTAGTGACAGAACGACAGGTTTTTTGACCCCCCTCTCTCTAAGACAAGTCGATACTTACCCGTATGTCCCCAGCAACTTGCACTTGACTGCGATCTATAGGCTTAAAGCCAGCACGATCCAATATGTCTTTGGATGCCTCAAGCTGGACATACTCTGACTTGGCACCTGAAGCTAACTTCAAAACCTTTGCAGCCGCAACTGTAGCATTCAAACCGAGTTGTTCTGACACACGCGCCATCATATACTGTTGCACATGTGGTTGCCGTAAGGCCTTGGAAGCACTCACTCTTCCAGACTCGCCTTCAGCATAACCCGCATCTCTAGCGGCTTGAGTGACACTGCAACCAGTAGCTACGAGTGTATCAACTAATTTCGTCTGTTTGTCAGTCAATTTCCTAGTTTCAATGGTATTCATTGTATCCTCTCTATCGCCCCCCCTTCCCTCTTCCCCCCCAGATAAGCCGATTGACTGACAATGTGTCAAGTAGTGACGTAGCGTCACATTGCAAAGATTGCAGTGTCGGGGGTCTTGACAGGCTCGCCACAAAAAGGAGCCAAAGCCCACCGTGAGACTCAAGCAATGGTCAGTTCGAAAGCTGCCACTTGTTGATGAAGGTAACGCTTGGCGCAGCCACCACATCGTGCAGTAACGGCTTGAGACTCACAGTAAGCTTTGCGCCGACCAGTTCACAAGTATGGCCCAGCATCTGAGAGCTTCACTTCGCCCAATCTTAATCAACGACACGGCACTGCATCACTTGGCACCACTCAAAAGCCCTGCATGATGCTGCATCTGATCTTCCACACAGCGATTGCGCCAAGTAAAGCAGCACTCAAACCATCGACTCCCCGATGTATTCATCGTCACCATATAAAAGTTGTGGGAAGTCATAAAAGGCCGCTTTCACAGCAACTAGGTCTTTGTGCCGAAGCTCTGTTTAGTTTGACATCTCTTGCGTCACCACAGTAGCTCGTGCGCGGCCCCTCCCCGCGTGGTCTTATGTAGAACCCACCCAGAAATAGTTCGCAATGACGAATCCTCTTTCTGTTCCTCGGTTATCTCTTGGTGTGACGCTGCACTCTGCTCTTAGGGTGCCTTGTGGGGATTCTATGCGAACTACAAGCACGACCGCCAGCGGTCGCGTTTCTCGGGTAGGTTATACAACACCCACGGCGGGGATTGGCCCCGCCGACCTACAATGGAGACTAGAGATGACAAAGCTAAACATCACTTCTTACAAAGACCTAGTTGCTGCGAAAACGGCTATCATAAATTACCACAAAGGTGACGAAAATGAATACATCAGAGAGTCAATGGCCCGAGATGCATGCTTCACCAGTCACAATAGCATGATGTGGAAGACAGGTCAGATGGCAGACATCAAGGCAGAACTTGTTGAATGGCGCAAAGATAATACAGGTGCCGAGGTCATTGACGTTAAGATCGCGCGGAAGATGAAGCTCTACAGAAGCATGGAGCCAGAACTTGCCGAACTGGAAGAGCGGCACCAAGCTGACCGTGAGGTCTACAAGGCCATCACTGGCGACGAGTGGAAGCCGCGCGGCAAGCGTGACCATTCATCAGACAAGCTGGGCGAGCTTCACGAACTAGACGCAATGCTTGGCTAACGGATTGGGGCTTCGGCCCCTTTTCGCTTGCTCACCTTTGAGCCTGCGTGTCGAACAGGTAGCAGGTTGGGAAGGTTGGGAAAAGTACTGGCGGCTCACGCCAAAAAGTAAGGCTCAATAGAATCCAAAAGGAGAACAAAATGGATACTCGTGACACCACTCTAACAACCACACTGCGTGGCATCATCAAGCAAGAGATTGAACTGGCACTCTATGTTCGTGACAAAGAACCAAAAGATGAATTGCCAATTGATATTGAGAATTATCGTGGCGAAATTGAAACGATGATCTCTGAATACATTAACTACAATGTCACAGTGTCAATCGAAGGCTAAACCAAAGTGACGTAACGTCACAAATATAAATGACGCTACGTCACACAACTATTAGCTATTAAACTACTGCATACTTGCAGTGCAACAACAATCCACGGAGAACAACAATGGATATAAACATTCACAAAGTGAAAGAGGTGCGTGAACAAATCAGCCACTACACTAGTGGCATTAAGTTCATTTGCCGCAATCTGATTATCGTAGATGAAAGCGGTAATGAATTTAAAATCAATTTCTTCACTGAAAAAGATGAACGTGCAATTGCACCACTTAAAACAGAACGGAGCTATCACAATGCTTGATATGACAAACGAATGGAGCTTTCCAATTGAAACGCAACCTGTCTTTGACATGCATGGCAATGAGATTGATGGGCAACAATGCATCATGCGCACTGACACCAACAAAGTGTTAGGCGTACACGGCTCTCGCTACAAAGCAGTAAGCCATGATGATGTTGTCAATTCAATCTTAGATGGTGTGTCACAAGCAGACTTATCGAATGACTACACCGTTGACGTTGAAGTCTTAGAAGATGGACGCAAACTACGCGGTCAGATTCTATTCAACGATTTAGTGGTAGAGCCTGAGGTCGGTGACCACGTTAAGTTCAGAGTCAACTTCTTTAATAGTTACGATGCCTCTTGGCCTTTCTCTCAAATCGCAGATGCCTTTAGATTATGGTGCAAGAACGGATGCACCACGCCTGATGCAGTAGCTAAGACACGCTACAAACATACTGCGTCTATCAACGTAGAAGGTAGTGCCAATAAAATGATTAATGGTTTGCAACACTTCATGTCACGCAAGGAAGTGTGGCAGTCATGGATGCGCACACCAGTGACAGACGCACAGATAGAGAACTTCTTTAAGAAGACTGTAGCCAAAGCGTTCACGCGCCAAGTGACAGTCTCTAAGACTAACGAGAAGCAGCTTGAGAACTTGCTGTCTATCTGGAGCAACGAAGCGGCTGCGCTAGGCCACAACAAATGGGCTGCGTACAACACGCTAACCTATTGGGCAACGCACACTGGCGAACTGCGTTCACCGCATACTGCGCGTTACAATCGTGAAGCAGCCATTGCATCTGCAATGCGCAACAAAGAATGGGAGTTTGCTTAATGCTTAATCTATCAACCGAACAAGTGGATGCACTCAGCGACAAGTTGGGTGTAGACCTATCACCACATGCACACATGGCTATTGCAGAAGCAATCAAGTCAGTGAATCCTAACTTCAATGCAGACAAGTTCTTAGCTCGTTGCATGCAATCATGGGAGGACAATCACCTTGCCCCACTTAACGACGAAATACCCTACTGAAACTGTCGCTTGCCCAGAATGTCTGGGCGATGGCAAGCTAACATATGAACGGCGTGAACCGTGGATAGATCGTGACACACCGCCAAGCCTTGAAGAATACAGAGATACTTGCTGGAATTGCAAAGGCTCTGGCGAAGTAGAAGTTGACTACGATCCGTACTAGTTGCATACATGCAGTATGAAACCATACTTTTCACAACTGCAAGTATTAGCTCATGAGCTAGACGTACCTTTGCTCGATGCATTTGCACGAGCAGAGGTTCCAACTTCTACTTACTATCGGTCAGTCAACGGAACAACAGAGATGCGTTACGACACAGCTTGTCGTATCTACAAGGCGA